CGTATGGTCTGGCTTGTTGTCGGTGCAACATAGCCCGTAAAAATCGCTGTACCGTCGTCCTCTGTTACCACTGCCATAATCTTTTCGTTGGCACAATCAAACAGTGTGGTAATATCCTTGCTGTGTTGCAAGGTCATGCTGACGCTGTCGATAACGCTTTTGCGGTCTTCGTTCATGAGCATTCTGTTTATGGTTACAGTATACGGCTTTACAAGATGCCCTACGTGTACTGGCGTTTGTGCTTGCTGCGGAAAAGTAAGTATTACTTTCATGTTATCACCATGCGTGCTATAAGGTCTTGCTCGATCTCACGGAACATCATCACAAAATTCTCGATGCCGTAGACTGGTGCGTTTATATTGATAATCACTTGTTGCCCCTCACTATATGACTGTTTGTTAATCGGTGCTGGTCGTACTTGTACATGTTCTGCCCTGCCTCCTTCGCCTACCATCATAAGCTGTGGACCTTGTGTGACAAAGTCCGCACCATCGGCGGCTGCATAAGCTTGTAGTTGACTTAATAGGAGGCTGTGGCCGCTAAGGTCTCCATATGTAGACCCATTGACAAAGTCAATTTTCTGTTGCCACATTTTTATATCCGTCGCAGCTAGTGAATATTGACCTTCATACCAGTACAATTCTCGCGGAGGATTTGCTTTTAGCTTCTTTAACGCATTTGCTTTTGTCGTATAATATTCTTGCTCAGCTCTGCTGGTGTCTATTGCCGTTTGTGCGGCCGTCACTGGTGCTTCGGCTGCGGTCGTGGCTGTGGCAAGGTTGGTTTGTGCTGTCGACATGCCTGTGGCAAATTCCTCATCGCTTATTAAGCCTCTATCCCACTGGTCTTTCAGTATAGTGGCTTCAGTGTCAAATTCACCCCTTAGTTGGTCTAATGTTTCCGATAGCGTTTTTCGTGCAGCGTCTAGTGTTTTTTCAAGTGCTGGAATTGCGTCTGCAAGTGTTCTATTGCTTGCTTCCAGTGCCTTTATGCTTGTTTCAAGCGATGCGTTTGACTCTTCAAGCGGTGTTACGATTGAATCATCAAGTGCTGTTCCTATAGCGTCTGCTGCTACTCCAACAAGCATTCCTGCGATCGGCCCCAAAAATGCCCCAGCCATGCCACCAATTCCCTCGGACACAAGCCCGCCCAAGGCATTGCCTAGGCTGTTTCCCAAGCTTGCCACTACCTCGCCGATGCTTCCACCTTCTATGCTCAATTTGAGTGCTGACGCTAACGAGCTTCCTAATGTTCCTGCTGCCGATTCCCAATCTTTTGCGGCTTTTTCTGCTGCATCGCCTGCGTCACCTTCTGCTACGATTTCCTCTTTTAGCCCGTCAACATGCGTAGTTATTGCACCAAACGCTTGTTCCGCAGCGACTATTTCGCTACCATCAGCTTTTGTTTTTTTCTTTGTTGCCGTTTCTAACGCTGTCGCCGCTACTCCTGCTTGGTTGTATGCTACGACTATTTCGCCAGCACCCTTCGCACCTGTAGATGTTAAATACTGGATCGCCTCGGTGTAGGTGTCAACGCTGTCTTTTGCTCCCATGGCTTGCGATAGCTCTATGGTGCTTTGCTCAAGATCGCCTTGTTTTTGCCGTAGGTTTTCGGATCCTATTCTTTGTCTGTCTAAGGCTTGTGTGTATTCATCAAGCGGTGCTTGACTTGTTGCTATTGCGTCTAAGAGTTTTGTGATCTGCCCTTCTACTAATGCTGGAATTTCGCCTTTTGCTTCCAGTGCAAGCAACGAATCAAGATAATCTTGATTAGCCTTCGCCCTTGCCTCAAGTGCTTCGTATTCCCCTGTTACCCCTCGACCTTTATTCTTGTCAATGTTGTCGATAGTGTCTTTATGGTCTGTTTCTGCCTGCTTGAGATTTGTCTTTTTCTGTGCAGATGTCGCTATGCTCTGGATCACGTTGTTCAACACGCCCATTGCACCCGCTGCAAGTTTTGCTTTTACAAACTGTTCTGCCGTTACTTTAACGCCTGCATCGCTTGCTTCTTTTAGGTTTTTCGCTGCCCCCTCGGTGTTTGCCATGCTGGCTTTTATAGCCATAGACTCACCCTTGCGGGTTCTGCTTAACCAGTCTATTGCTTGCTCGTAGGTCGTTATCGCCTTGGTGTCCGCTCCCAACGATTGAGCAAGTTCTACCGTGCTTTTCTCGATGTCGGCTTGTGTGTCCTGTAGCGTTTTAATCGTAGCATCTTGATTTTCTAATGCTTTTGTGTACGATTCCAGGTTAACTTTTGCCTTTTTGTATGCGTCTAAGTCTGCTTCAGGGATTTCTGCCTTGCTCTGTGCGTCGTATAAATCGTTGATATATTTCTTGTGAGCCTGAACAAACGCCTTTTCTTTGTCTATCCCTTCTTCCATTAAGCCAATCTTAACGATTTCATTTGCAAGTTCAGCGTCAAGCTCTTTTTTCCGTAGTGCCTGCTTGGCGGTAACGGTTGCTTTCTCGGCATCTGCTATCGTTTTGTTGGCATTATCAAATAATGTCGCACTATCTATTTTTGCTTCCGTTTCACTCGCTGTCGCCTTTTCGAGTGCTTCCGCTGCTACCCCTGCATCGTCGAAAGCGTCACTGAAACCTGTCACTTTGTCTGGTGCTGTGCTCTTGCTAATGTATTCCAGAGCTTCCTTAAAGGTGTCGCTTGCTGTAGCAGATGCGCCCAGTGCTTTGGCGTAGGTCTGTGCCGATTCTGCTATGCCCTTTTGCGTGTCTCGTAGTGCCTTTGCCGTATCGCCTTGCGTTTTTAAGCTGGCGTTGTAGTCGTCAAGTTTTGCTTGTGCCTCGCTGGCGTTCTTGACCATTCCTAATAATTGCTCTGCCCTAACTGGTGCTATGTCGCCATCTGCCAATGCGTTTCGTGTGCTTTCAACATAGGTATTCCACGCCTTCGCCATGCCTTCTAAACCTTGCTTTTGTGTCAGTGTTATATCTTTCGCTTTGGCAAGATTCGCATTAAACGCTTCCCAAATCTCATTGCTTTTTGCTTCTTGTGCTGCTTGTTCCTCGGCGGTCTTTGCCTCGCTTCCAGCACTTTCAGCTTCAATAAAAGCATTTTTTACCGTGCTGTCGTCTACTTTAATTTCGTTTCGTACCATCTTTGTCAACAGCTCGTCGGCGTATCGTTTGTTTTCTGCTGCTATCGCTTTGACCCTTACAAGCTCGTTGGCTCCTGCAAGGTTTTGGTATTCCTCAATCTCTTTAATGTTTGCTATATGCTCGTCATTTACGGCTGTTGTTGCCTCGGCGATCTTTTTTAGTGCCTCGGCTTTTTCATCGGCACTTTTTTTGGCTTCCTCAGCGACTTTTACTGCGTTGCTTGCGTCGTTAAAGGCTTTAATCTCTTTTGACATATCGCCAATAGATGCACTTGCAATTTTCCCTGCCCCTGCCGCTTGTAAAAGAGCTTTTATATAGTTTTCTTCCTCTGCTACGGTGGCTTGCAATTTCGCATAGGTGTCTGCTGTTGGGTCTTTATTTATTTCCGTAAGCTTTGTCGCATGATCTTTCTTCATAGACGCTAATGCAGTTTTCTGTGCTGCCGTTGCCTCTTGTGCTTGAGCGTTTTTCATGGCGTTCAATGCGGTGGTAAGGCTTTTGGTTATTTCAGATTCTGCTATTTTGCCATCTTTCACCGCGTCAAGAAGGTCTGATGCAAAGCCTTTGTGAAGGTTTGCTAGTGCGTTAAATCGATCTTCCTCGGTTGTGATTATGTTCTTCGTAAATTTCGTAGCGACAAGTTTAATCTCAGCGTCATACTTCGCCGTAAGGTCTTTTAGGCTAAATGCTGTTCCAGAGGCTGTTGTGGTAGTGGTATTGGTAGCGGTGGTGGTGCTTGGCAGTTGTGACGGCACATCCCAAGGTCGCTTACCATTGTCGCCTGGTAAATGTAGCTTCAAAAACTCCATGTACTCGGCTTTCATTTTTTTGAGAGTCTCTTCCCCTTCTGTTGCAAATCGTCCATAGGTTTCTCGGTTAGATGCAGAAATATTATTATTTGTTGAGCGTTCCTTGTCCTCACGGATTCTCTGTGATTGGGCAAATAACGCCGCTGCCATTCTTACGCTTTCTTCTTCCGCTCGTGCCTTAGCACCCTTTTCCGCTAACCTTGCCGCTTCTGAAGCACTCAAGTTATACGTGTCTAACCCTTTTGTCAGCTGTGGGTATAGGGTTTTAAGTTTATCCGCTTGCTCTACGGTGATCTTTTGTGCATCACCCATCTTTTTTATTGATGTTACAAGCTCCTCATGTTCTTCTTTGGCTCGCTTGGATTCATCGGCAAGGCGTTTCATTTGGGTTTCTGGCTTCATTTCGTTGATTACTGCCCATGCGGCGGCAAAGGCTCCAACGACTGCTACGCCTGCCAAAAAATAGGGGTTTGTGGCTTTTACTAATATCTGTGTTGCCACAAGCTTCAAGTTAGCCTTTTGTAGTGTTTCCACCACACCGATAAGCCCCGTCACGCCCATTATTGCGGGCCCTATCATGCCTGCAAAGACTCCACCTGCAATAATCAAGCCTTTTGCCGCATCGGGTAGGCTCGCAAATCCTTCTGCCAAGTCCGTTACGCCTTCTATCACGCTTGTAACGGCTGGTAGCATAATGTTGCCAAGGTCTACGCCTGCCGTTTTAAGCCCATCTATGGCGGTGGACAGCTTGCCAGAAGCGGTTTGCCCCATAGTGACCATCATGTTGTTGAATCGTCCACCTTCGCCTGTTACGCTTTTGAACGCTTCCTGCACCATGGCAAAGGTTATCTCGCCTTTTTCCATTTTTGCACGCAAGTCGGAATAGCTCTCGCCTGTTTTTTCGGATATTTCCAGCAAAGGATTGAAGCCTGCATTGATAAGCTGTAAAAGGTCTTGCCCCTGCAATTTCCCAGCACTGGAAACTTGCCCGAACACCAGGGCAAGCTGTCCAAGCTTCTGCCCGTCGCCCATGGCAACGTCGCCTAACTGCATCATAGAGGCTTTTGCCACGTCTGCCGATAGCCCAAACTGCATCATGGTTTTCATGGCATTGGTAAGGTCACCTGTTTCGTATGGTGTGGTATTGGCAATGTCTCGCAGTTCCAGCATAAGCTGTTTGCCCTTGCTCATGTCTTTGAGCATAACGCCAAACGCCACCTGGTTTTTTTCCATGTCCATGGCAAATTTTATACTCGCTGCACCAACGGCCGCTAAGGGTAGGGTTATTCCCATGGTCAGACTTTGACCTATGCCTTGCCATGCCTGACGCATTTCGGCGGCTTTGGCTTTGGCAGTTGCAGCGGTTTTCTCGCTTGTGTCATCCAGCTTTTTTAGTGCCGCTATTGCCGTTCCTACTTCCGCTTGAACTACAATCCTCAATTCTTCGATGGTTATTGCCATGGATTTTTCCCTGCCTCTCTTTCTGCCTTGCCTTGGTCGCTATCGCCCCAGATGTATTCTAAATGCTGAATCACGGCTATTATGTGCTTTGGATGCTCTGCCCAGCTTTTATCAAGTGGTAGCTTCCCTTTGTAATGAAACCACCACCACGCCTCCCGCCATTGCCAAAAAGCGTCTGTTATGTAGCTTGGAATATCCTGTTTTTCTAAAGCTATAGCACTTTTGCCTTTACCGACAATGATTTTATGACTTTTTGTCCATGGGGAGGTTTTGCTTCCGCCACTTCCTGCAAGACCGTCGAGCCAGATGGTAAATCCGATACCAATTTTTTTTTATCCACCGTTTCACGCCGTCGCACCTCTTGTGTAATCTCTTGCGTGATTCGACTCAATGGCAAGCTTGCCATAAACAGCTCTCTTGGGTCGGTTAGCGGTCGTACTTCACCCTGTTTGTTGCGTACATTGATGTTTTCTATCTTTTTTATACGCTCTGCAAAACATTCCGATTGGTACGCCTCTACAAACGCAATGTCTTCCGCGTCGCCCTGTGTTGCTTGGGATCGCACTATTGCAACGGCTTTTCGTTGTGCTCGGCTGTCGGCAACATAGCTAAGCGGCCCCACGTGTATTCTAATACGCTCGGCTTCTGGCAAGGTTCTGTTGCCCTCATATTCTGGCTCAAAAATATCCACGCTATCATCAATATCAAAAATCATAGAAACCCCTTGCCCCCTACCATGCGGAGGGCTTCGCATCGCATCACGTCACTATTACGCAGGAACGTCTATGGTTACACGGCTCACTTTTTCGCCAACAGCTGGCTTAATTTCTACGGTGTACTCTTGCAAGCTCCCCGCCTGTGCTCCTGCTTCGTAGCTACCAATCTCGAATTTACCGACAAAACATATAACCTTTTCACCTGGTATAAAGTCGCCCTGCTGGAACATGATGCACCAAATAGCGTCCTTGCTTGCTTTTGTTTTAGTGACACCCGAAACGGTATCGGTAAAGCGTTTTACAACCGTGTCTTCGTTTACGTCTTCCACGAATGCAAGACTTCCTGTAATGGTTCTGCGACCAAGCAAAAATACATCATTGTCGTCCAAAAGTGTTGTCGCATCGGTTTCTTTTCGCTTAAACTGTAGCTTCCAACTTTTAACGGGCTTTCCGCCCACCTTAAAATCAGGCAATGGAAAAACTGCGTCACCTGTTTTAAGCACCAGTGCACCATCGCTATAGAACACGTCACGCTCTTCGAGATTTCCAAGACCCGATACGGCAGCCTTTACACTAACACGATAGAACCCTTCACCTTTCTTGCTTGCAGCAAGCCCACCACATAATTCATCCAAGGTCTTTGTGCCGTCAGCAGTTGTAATTACATCTTTCAAATCGCCAATAACGACAAAGCCGTCGTCGCCCTGTAATCTTGTAATATCACTCATCTCTAATACTCCTTATATAATTTTGTACGTTATAGTTACATCAAACTGAAACTTATATACGCCCTTGTCTGCCTCGCCACGTTTACCGCCCATGACCACGCCATAGACTAACACGCCTTTTCTTTCGCCTCGTAGCGTTTTAACGCCGTCAAATACTTGGTCTCGCAGTATATGTCCTGCAAATCGGTCGTCGTGCCATACTTCAATCTGAAACCTGCCAGAATACTCATTTCTGTTGAGCGTTTGCGACACGTTCTCAGAAACCTGCAAAATTACAAGATACGGAAAAACCGCATTGTCTGGTGCTTCCAGCTCGTATATTTTCGCTACGCCTGTTGTTTTTGCTTCCACAGCATCGTATAGAACCTCTGGTATTCTTCCGCTCATTGCAGTTTCTCCTTTAACGCTTTTTTACACTCCTGCTGGAACATGTACGGCAAACGCCCTTTTACCGCCTCAAATGCTGGTCGCAAGTATGGTCTTGCCCGAATTGTCCTCACTTTGCCACTAGAGCTTTTTATTGTGCCTCCAAACTCATGTATCTGTGCATACGGCACGTTTGTGCCTACGTGCAATGTGTACACAGTTTCTGGCGTGCTTACTCCATCGCCTTCCTTTGCCAACGCCCCTATGGTTGCAGCAACTTTGTCGGTGGCAAAACTTACGCTTGCAATCAATCGACCTGTGTCAACAAGATGCTGCGTCTTTACGTTTCGCATGGCATCGCCTTGCAACATCATCCCTGCGGTTCTGAGTGCTTTATCGACGGCACCGCCTATTATTCCCTCCCAATCGTGGCTCATATCTCTTCCATCTCTATTTGTATCGCTTTTGTGCTAAACGGCTCGATTGATTGTATCGTGTACCGCTTGCCCCCTATGTCTGCCTCTTTTGGCTCTGCTGTAATCACGCTTTGAGAATAATCCATAAGAACCGACACGCTTTCGCGAAGTTTGTCAGCACTTGATTCTTTGCCTCGCCTTGTGATGCTTTTCGTGACCGCACACTCATACGTGCCACATAATTCTTCCGATCGTTCCACGCCATACACTGCTCCTTTCACCACCTTGTACAGGCTTATTGGTTTCGCTATTGCTCTTGGGATCATCTGACTATCCGTATCCCGCCACAGCAATCACGCACCACTGGCTCTATTGCTCGCTCTATACTTGGGTATCGGGTTTCGCTTGGTGCTCCTGCCTCATACGTTGTCGACAGTGGACCCATTGTTTCATTCTGTATTCGCCCCCCTCGTGCTGAACTTGGTGCTAAATCTTCTGTTAACGCTATCAACGCCGCCTCGCACGTTGCCGATTTTATCGCTCCTGGTACACCGACAAGCTCATAACCCCTTTTGTCTGTTGCCCACGATCTTGGCCATTCCAAGGCTTGTGCTTGCGATAACTTTTCGCTTGAAAATCGCCTGCGATACTTGCCGTCAATGTATCGTGTTGCCTTGATGAGTGCTGCCGTTCGTAGTGCATCGGTCGACGCTACCCATGCTGGTGCAGTGTCTACGTGATACGCCAGAGAATCGGCAAGCGTTACATAACTATTGGCTGTCGCAAGCCCTGTGCCATCTTCAACTATGATTGCCATGTTCACCTTCCAAGAGTGCCAGCAATTCTATTTTGGTAGCACGTTTTGGGAATGGTATGCCAAGCTCGGTTAATCGTGTCCGTAGCCCGTCAACCGTCCATTCCTGTACCGCTTCCTGTACTGGTTGCTGTGTCGGCTCGTGTTCTACTGCAATAACTGGTGTGACAGTGCGCACGGTTTCCCGCCGTGCCCTGTTAAATGCCGCCATACCCATTATGCTATCTTGTGTACCAGTCGCACTATGCGAATGGCTTTGTCTGGATATGCCTTCGACCAGTTTGCTGCGGTCTGAAGTTCTGTAAGGCTAGGTCCTACTCCTGCAGCTGTGCCTACCCATTTTATACCTCGTGGGTGAATAATCATGTGCTTGCGATTAATCAGCACGTCTGTACCTGCCAAGCTATCTCTGTCGGTCTCAACTGGTGTAGGTTCGCCACCTTCGGCGTATCCTATTGCACCAGCACCAAACAAATAGGTAGTGTACACGCCAGTTGCCACAGGTGCACCATCGTCCACTACCAGCCGTCTACCCAAAATAGTATCAAGCTCTGGTGCAGACTGTGCCGTTCCTGCTGCCTTGGTATCAAGCAATTTTAGTTTCGACAGCTTGTACATAACCGCACTGTGTACCAACATCCCTGTTAGCTGTACGCCAGCGTCGCCAAGTTTCGCTATTGCATCTACTATTGCGTCATACGAAATAATCTCTGCTCCGCCTGTAAGTGCCGAAATGTCCAAGGTATGTGTGCTTGCCAATGGCCCAGTCGCTGCGAAAATGCCTTTAAGCACCGCAAGCAACCGTTTCTGCTGTTGTGCCGCCCAATACGCCGCCACTTGATCGGCTATTGCTCGCATAGGGTCACTGCCTGCAACCGCTCCCACAAGTTCGTTGCTTCCCCACGCCTTACCCACAAACTGCACGGCTGCTGCGTCTTGCCCTGTGGTAATCTTTCCGGGTGTCAACGCTGCAGAATCGCTTAAATCCTCCGCATCGCCAGAGCCGTTTAAGTCGTTCCAGAATGGCAAGTTTACCACTGTACCACCCTTTGGTATGGTTATACCTGGGACGTTTGCCATTATCCCGCTAGACTGCAATACCGATAATTCTGTGGTTCGTCTTATTACATACGGCAAAAATACTTCAGGGACAATTATGTCCGTTAATCTCGTTTCCATATTTTACTCCTGTGCTACCCCTGCGGCTATCTGCATCTGCTTTGCCTGCTCAGGGTCTCTTTTGATTGCTTGACCTTGTTTCGTTAGGTCAAAATGTTCTTTACTCCACGGGTTATTTCCCACCCCGCCTTTGCCGTTGCCCGACCCGCTTGCACCGCCTCCGCTACTGCCGGGTGCTTTCACGTAGAACTTGCCAGAATCGCCAGCTAAAAACTCGCCCACGTATTCCGCAAGTGCCTTGTTGCCTGCCATCGCCTTGGTAACGTCGCCATCGATAAGCACCGATGCACCTTGTCCAAGCAAAGCTTTTAACGCTGGCAAATGCTCGGCTCCCACATTGCCTTTCACCAACGCCTCGGTTAGTTCCCGATCAATGGTAGACTTTGTGTGTGCCCCTTGAATCTTTGCCAGTTCGTCCTGCAACTTTTTGGCATCTCGTGTTGCTTTGCTACTCAACACTTCACGCTCGGTCACTGCCTTGCGTAGTTTTTCCTCGTACTCGACCTTGATCTCGGACAGCTGGTCTTCAAGCTCGCTTACCCGTGCTGAATCATCGCCATGCTCGGCTTTCAAACGTGTTTTAAGCGTTTTGATTTCCTTCAAGAAGTCCTTATTCTGCCTCTGAAGAGCCTCGCTCCCTCCACCTTCTGCCAAAGCCTCGTCCAGCTCGGTCATGATCTCGTCGGGCTTGATACCCGCTGTTTCTGGAATCTCTTTGAGTAGCTTTTCTACCAGGTCTTTTATCTTTTTCATTGTTCACTCCACGGTACTACCGTTTGTAATAGGCACTGCCTGCTGGCACACTGTGCCGCGTTTGTTTAGAGGAATTGTGACATATTTTTTCTGTGTGACACGCAGTTTTTCAATTTATTTTTGATTTTTCTGGGTTTTTGGGCATAAAAAAGCCAGTCTGTCTTTCGACGGTCTGGCTTACACTATAGATAGGTTTTCTCCCGTGTTTATGGCACACGTAAGCCAAGATTAAAGCCATCATACGATAGGCTTGCTTTTAATGTTATTGGTGGCATATTACTTTTCGGGGATTGCTTCCTGTACGCCATTTTGGTTGCTATAATGTCCTTTGTGGTCACGACCATACAGCCAGTTACTGCTTGATGCTTGTACAAAGTAGACTTGTGCGATTCTTTCGCCTGGAAAAAGAACTATTGGCAAAGTTGCTTCCAGCTCAAGTGTCCATTTCTGCTTGAAACCAATATCGCCAAAACCAGCGGTTAAGTGTACCTTCAAGCCCATACGTGCAAATGTCGATCGCCCTTCAAGCATGGGTATGTACTTGTCTGATCCGCAAATCTCCATTGTTTCAGCAAGCATCAGTTCGTTTGGCATAATCAGAATGTCATGCTCTACATAAAACTTGATTACATTCTGTGGTCTCTCAGGGTTTATACACGCCTTGCCACAGTATTCATCATTATGCAATACCCTAATAAAATTGTTACCTAATCGTACGTCATAGCTATTTGCACCTACGTGTTCCAGTATAAAAGGCTCAATAATGATTGAACCGTTTTCCCTTTCGCTTATTATTTCATCGTGTGCTAATATCAATTATTCCCTCTACTTGTAAAAATTCCGCAAGGTTTCATTTCCTCACAAATTCCAGTCCGCTGGCAAGGTTTAACGCATAACGCCGCAAGTTCTGGATGTTTTTCTTTTATTGCTTCTATAACCCTTTCCCAAGCGTTTGTAGTTTCTTTGCTTGCAAGATTACAGAGCCTTTTTTCGCTAATATTCAAGATCGCTTGCATATTAGCACAGCATTCATGCGTCACTGGTTCATCTTGCCTTAATTCGTTTCTGTCAATCCCAGTTCTATCGCTCCTTTGTGACCTTACAAAATGATCGATACCTTCATGATGTCGAACAAAATGAACAGATACCCAATACGGCAGATTGTACCACTTCCAGCGTATAAATATCAATCTTATAGGGCTGTGTTGAGCCAATAATATCTTTGTTTTCCACTTACTTGATGGTTCACCTTCACCAGCGTCTTGACCGCACGTAGTCCTTGCTGCATCGGCAACGTTTCGCCAATTTCCGTATTGTTCTAAAAGCTCAACTTTCACTTTCTTTTTCCTTGTTGCTACTGACAACACGGATAAAATCACACGTGTCACATTGCCAGTTTGTGCCATCTCGTTCTTTTGTTATGCTACCTCCACATTCACACTGGTAGCCTTCAATTATATCTTCTTTACAGCTATCAAAACACATTCTTTACCTCTTTTGTTGCTTCTTTTTGACCTTCTAAAAAACCTGCATAAAAAGCCGCAGCTCTATAACTAAGTTTTTCTCCAACAGCACCAGAAAAATCAAGCTCGTCTTTTGTGAAAGAATCACTATCGAGCCATTTCTTATACGCCCTCTTTATCACCGTAACTATTTTAACACTCATACATCACCTTTAGCCCTAATTGCACAGCCTTTTCATATTCTGCTGTAGCACCTTTGGACGATTGCCATCCTTTAAGCATATAGATAGCATCGCACAAATAGAGTGCAACTAAACACTCTCTCATATACACTTCCCACGGACTGCCTTCTGGGATGTTGGCACATAGCACGTGTGGGTTGACTGCCGTGTGTTCGCCATTCTGCCAATGGCTCTCTGCTGTTGCAAATGCGTGCCTGTTGCCGTCGGGCAAGCCTGTGATTCCGCCTGATAGGTAGATTTTCATACATCGCTCCTTTATGCAAACAATCCCTGTTCTTGCTTGCTCTTTGTCATTTCTCGTGGGTCAAACAGTGTCGCCTGCTGTTGATGTGTTGCCAGTCGCTTCATTGCGGCTGCGTAGTAGTCTGCGTCAAGCTCGCACGCCGTAAGGTCAAAACCCATGTCATGGCACGCTATGGCGATTGAGCCGCTGCCAAGGTGCGTGTCGAGTATCTTGTCTCCTTGCTTGGCGTACCGTGAAAGTAACCATTTGTAGAGGGCAATGGGTTTTTGGGTGGGGTGGATGCGCCTGTCTCGCATGTTGCCTTGCGGTGCGCATTCAAATACTTTAGCGTTCCCTTGTATGTTAGTCCACGCATATTCTGCCATTGCCATGCTAAAATCTTCTGACATTGTAAGTTTACGCCAGATTATGAAGTTTCTGGTAGGCGGCAACGAAAAGTAATTGCCTCCCCATATTATTTGCGCCTTTGATACCCTAAAAAGCTCGTCAAAAAACTCGTTTGGAGGTGCGTAGTCCCAGTGTCGAATATCGCTTGCGCTAGGGATACCTCCCGTCATGCTCTGATATTTCGCGCTCCATCCCCCGCCGGTTCGCTGTACCTGTCGAACAACCGTCCCCCGAAGGCATGGTTGACTTTCCGAGGCTGTACCTGTCGAAACATCCCCCGAAGCGTGATCGTGGCTTTGCTTCCCAACCCCCCCCCCGTCCCCATACGGCGGGTCAACTATCGCCAGCTCGAAGTGCTTGTCGGGGTATCGTGCCATAAGTGCCATGTTGTCTTCGTTGGTTATCGCTATCATTCGCCTATGGTAGCAGATAAATTTTGTGTGACACGGGAAGGGGCTTGACAAAATTGCTGGGAATGCCGATATTGAATATGGAGACAATGGTTATGAAACCAGCGACTCCCCCAAGACGGTCGGTTTATTCCGATCGTCATTTTTTTACCCATATCAATTCACTATCAGGTCTAATAACCCACACCTCTCTGATTGAATCACCTTTTCTTTCAGTTTTCCTTCTTGCGACAATTAGAAATTCATTATATATTTCTTCGGCAGTGCATAAAAATAGAACATTACCACATTGCTTTGCCGCTTTGCTGATGTGATCACGAATTGTGTCCTCGTTTATTGAATTCGTAACCTTTATGTCAAAGAATTTGCCAGCCACAAAAATATCAGGGCTTTTAATACCGCTTACACCGTTAGCATTTGGCAGAATGTACACATCGCCCCATGCTTTTGCTAATATTTCACAGCCTGCCAAAATTTTTTGTTCATGCTTCGGCAAGGGTTCAGCTGACCAAACCTTGTACCCAAACGGAAGATGTACTAATGACGGTTCTTCGGCGTATTCCATATTTGCATTATGTAACCATGCAAGATATGCAAGGTTTGTATTGTCTATGGGTAGAATCTGATTGGTACGCATTATTGCCATCTTATCATTTATCATGGCTGTCTGTGAAGCCTTCTCCGCAAGCGTCAACACCTTCCCACCAGCAATAAAAAAGCCTCTCGGGTTGAGAGGCTTGCTGATTATTCGCTTTTCTGTGAACTTTTCCTATTTTTTTCTGGAAAAGCTTCGTGGAAATAACTCGCCCTTTCAGGATCGTCGGTCAATTCAAACAGAATGCCGTGATCGCCCTTGTATGGCTTGCGGTGGTCATGGTTGCCCCAATAGATGTCATCAGGAACACCATTAGGGAAAGCATCGCATGGCGGACCTTCCCCGTCTCTTTTATGCTTGCAATAAACGCACATAGGTGCTAACCCAATCATATCTTCCCTCCAATAACCCCAGTAGTAATTTCCATAAAGCGTTTTGCGGCTGGTCTCGGATTCGGGTTGTTCAATCCTTCAGCCCAAGCTTCGGCGATTGCTTCAGTCAATCCTTTGTCTTTCGCATATATCGAAAGAGCATCCGTTACCGTAGCCCCGTACTTTCCTGCGTTCATTTCATCCCACCATTTAAGTATATCACTATTCTTGTCTAATTTGTATAGGTCATCAACTTGGTGACCAACTTCATGATCAATAATTGATTTCGCCGTATCGCACCCAACTGGATGGTATTTAACGGCAACATTCATTTCCAGTGTGCGATCAAGGTCAGACCATTGTTTCCCCCAGAACTTTTCATTGACACTGATTCCATGAACCCCTTTGTACTGTCGATGTGTATAATCGGTACTCCTAGCCAGATTAGTCTCAGGAAGTGGAGTTATCCCGCGGTAAGCGATCTTGCCAAGCCATCTTTCAATAGTAGCATCATCAAGACTGTAATCTTTCAAGCGTGCTTGTATAATATCTTCAGCAAGCCCTTGAGCACGCCAAATACCAATATATCTGTCCCTCTCATCTTCCAGTCTTTTTTTATAGCCCTGACCATTTTTTGTTTGCAAATACTCATCCATTCGTAACTTTTTAGCTCGTCTATTCTGTTCTTGTGCCGATCCCAAATACTCCATTTTCCCTTTGAGTGCGGGCACTCTCTGGATATTGTCATATACAGAAGCATTAATGGCGTTCGCCCCTTCAATATTCAGTCCCTTGAATGATGCTGAATGAGCCAGCCCTTCTTTGACTGCAAACGTCTCGGCTTCTTGGCTGGTTTTTACAGGACTGTATTTCTTTATGCCTATAGATAGCTTTTTAGCTGCTGCTTCTTCAGCTTCCTTCGCCAACTTCTCCGCCAGTTCCTTAGCAATTTTGTCTGCAAGAGCTTTCTCTGCCGCTTCTTTTGCGACTTTTTCTGCAAGCTCCTTAGCCAATTTCTCCGCAAGCTCTTTGGCAGCTTTTTCCGCAAGCTCCCTCGCAATTTTTTCTTTTGCTAACTTTTCAGCATATTCTTTAGCCAATTTCTCAGCAAGAGCTTTAGCCTGTTTTTCCGCAAGTTCCTTCGCAATCTTTTCCGCAAGCTCTTTTGCAAGCTCTTTTGCAACTTTCTCCGCTTTTTCTTTTGCTAACTTTTCAGCCAACTCTCTCGCAATCTTTTCTTTTGCAACTTTCTCCGCTAACTCCTTCGCTTGTTTTTCTGCTAATTCTTTCGCCAGTTTCTCGGCAATTTCTTTTTCTATTTTTTCCGCAAGCTCTTTAGCTTCCTTAGCCTGTTTCTCGGCTAACTCCTTAGCTTCCTTAGCCTCATTGCTTATCGTGCCTGCTATTTTCTCTTCTATCACCTTAGCCTCTGCCTTGGCTATCTGCTCAAGCGTCAACACCTTCCCACGGTTGACAAAGCGTGTTATCGGCACGCCACGTTGCATCATCTCGTAGCGTGCCTTGCCCAGTGCCTCAATCTGATCCGCAGGCGACTGCTTGGCTATCCATTCTGCATACGTCTGATAGCCTGGAATTTTGCCATCGAGTGCTTTGATCTCGTCGCTTGGCTCATCTTCATAACCCAGCTCGGCAAACGACTTTACTATCGGTGCAAGCGTACAGCGACAACGATGATGTACTGGTGCTACTATTTTGCTGTCCAGCGGAAACACCTTGCCGTCGTAAGAGCCACACACAGGACACGTTCGTGTGTCAAGCGTTGCCAGCCATTCCATGCCCTTCAGCAATTCGGCATTCTCTTGGTACACCTTTACATGTGCCGTGTTGCTTACGTGCATAACTGCCGTGCGTGTTACCGTTTCTGCATTATGGTTAGCACTCATCATCGCTCCGCCAGAGTATACCCCCGGCACTTTTACCACCTTGCCAGCTTTCGCCATCTTTTTCAGCTCGGCTTTCGTGTACCCTGTTATTCTCGCCCCTGTCTGTGGATCACGATAAAACGGCTTTTGAATACACGTGCCTTGCAATCGTTGCTCTACCTGCTTCATGGTCTCGCCTTCAATGATTCCTTGGCGTATGGCGTTGGCGATATGATTTTGCGTGAACGACGTTTGTGTTTTCATCATGTCTTCCAGCAAGTGCTCTTTGTCCGCTGGGCTTGTGGTTACTGCCGCCCATATCTGTGACGGTGACGCACCTGCAAACGACAGCCCCATGGCTTTTGGCATGGTACTATTGAGCGTTTTTTGTATCCAGCCACCTTCATACGCACCAAACTCTTGCAGGTTCTTAAACAGCACGCCTTTCATTGCTGCACCGCTTTCGGCATACAGAGAATCAACCTGCTTGAGCGTTTCGCCGTACCACTTGCTCATGTAGGAACTTTCTTCAAGCCCGCTCATTTTCTCTATGAGCGAATCATGCGACTTCTGCAGGATCTCCCGCATAAGTAGCACCTGGTGATTCTCGTACTGTGCCAAATAATGTGCGTGGCTTATAATCTTCGACTGAATAACCTCATTGAGCGGTGTTGCCATCGTTCCCGCCAATTCCGCTTGCCGTCTTGGTGTTCAGTAGCTCCGTGTCTGCATCAAACTCGTCAAAGTCACGGTCTTTTTCCAGTATCCCGCCACGCTTCACCGCGTTGAAAAAATCAACCTTGCCGATTGCCCCGCCTATAAGTGCGTTCACCAATGCAGTAAGCTCGCCTGAGTCCATACGGCTAATCAGATAGTCGGTGCTTATCTGTACCGATACGTTGCCTGTCTGTCTGCCCCAATCACGCATAATCTCAAGCGTTCGTGTCCACTGGCGTGAGATTGAATTTGCTACCCCTGCCAATAACGACGATTCGCCTGTTCGGTAGATTTGTGCCGTTTCGCTTGCTTCCACGCCGTTCTTTTCGCCAGTTAGAGCACGTGCACCAAGCACTGCCATCATATCACGCTTCTCGCTCATGGCGTCCTTTATTCCGCTTATGCCTTGCCCGCTAAACTCCAGAAACTTAGCGTCTCCACCCATGGCAAGATGAATCCCTGCCGTAGAGCCAAGCTTGACTTCGGCCACTGGTTCACTATCCTCGCTTACGAATGAGCCGATAAATACTGGCGTAGGTGTACCTGTCCAATGTAGCCCGTTTTCGTAGTCGGCACTGTTGCGGTAGTGTGCAAGGTTGATATGCACCAGGTCGAGCAATGGCGGTTCGTCAATATCAGGCGTACCACTTACCGGGTCAAAAATGATAAACGGGATATGTGCAAGCGGTTTGTCGGTGGCAAGCATCAGCGTATATGATTCCAGCATCTGCCATTCTGGCTTGTCGCCTACCTGTGCCCACACCTCGCCGTGTACGCCGTCTGCCGTTCTTGTTAGCACTCGGTACTTGTACTTGTCGCTTTTAGTGCTGTAAACGTCAGATCCGGGAAGCTCCAACGCTTCACGCAAAACAAGCAGAGTAAGCCCTGCTTTGTCGCTTTTCCAGTTGATAATGCTTTCTGCAAGGTACAAGGCACAATAGGGTCGTATACCCATTTGCTCATATTCCGCTTGTGACGCTAACGGCACGTCCACCCTTGGCATGTCCACCAATACGCCACACCTGCCCACGGCCAGAACCTCGCTTGCAATACGCTTGATAAACTCGTAAATTGTCTCGCCTGTAAACGCTATGTCTTGTGCCCACGCTTCCATGCTTGTCGGTATGGTGACAATTGGTGCATTGCGAAACATTAACCCAAGGAACGTGTCGTGCGTGCGTCCTGTTGCATTAAAGTATACGGCACGCTCTTTGTACGCACTATAGTCATCGGTTGTCTGTTTTTTCATCCGTGGCAGATAGTCCACATCGCCTGCTTTTACGTCGCTCTCGCCACCTATTGCTGCCCTGCATCGCTTCCATATCTGTACCATTCGCGCGTATTGTCCGTGTTCTGTATTTACTGGCATGATTGCCCCCTGTTCTGTGGGTATTCTACAAGGGTTTGCACAAATGTTGCTTTTTGCATGTCACACGGGATAGACATACAACAGCCTTTCTTTTATGCTCACAAAAGGAGCTAAAAAGATCCCATGTTAGACTTCATTGATTTGTTCGCTGGCATAGGTGGCATTAGATTAGGTTTTGAAAATGCAGCAAAAAATATAGGGTTATCAACTAATTGTGTATTTACCTCTGAAATTAAGCCAACCGCAGTGGATATATTAAAGCAAAACCATCCTAATGAGTTAGTTCATGGCGATATAACCAAAATAGACGCTTCTGATATACCTGATTTTGATTTTCTTTTGGGAGGATTCCCTTGTCAAGCTTTTTCAGCAGCAGGAAAGAGGCTTGGGTTTCTTGATACTAGAGGAACCTTATTTTTCGATATTGAGCGTATTTTAAAAGAAAAAAAGCCTTATGGTTTTATTTTAGAAAATGTTGACGGTATAGTAAATCACGACAAAGTAGATAAATCAAAACCTATAGGAAGAACATTACTTACAATTTTAAACAATTTAAAAGAATTAGGTTATAACGTCGATTGGAGTGTTTTAAATTCTCAACATTTTGGCGTGCCTCAAGAAAGGAAAAGGATTTATATCGTAGGTCTCTTGGGAAATATGCCAGATATTCACGATTTCCCTATGAAAACAAAAAATCTTAAATCAATCTTAGAAACTGGTATACCTACGAATGAAACGCCTTTTATTAAAAAGCTTTTGTCTCATTTTCCAATTAATGAACTTTATGGCAAATCTTTGAAAGATAAAAGAGGTGGCGATAATAACATACATAGTTGGGACATTGAATTAAAAGGGAAGGTTTCTCAGAGACAAAAAGATCTTCTTAACCAGCTTTTCAAGGAAAGAAGAAAAAAACAATGGGCAGATGAATTTGGCATTGATTGGATGGATGGAATGCCACTAACAATAAATCAGATTAAAACATTTTCAAATAGCTCAAAATTAGAAGAAGACTTAGAAGATTTGGTTATAAAAGGCTATCTTAAAAAAGAGCACCCTAAAAAACTATTTACAGAAACAAATCTTTTAGGTGAAACGAGAAAATATAGAAAGCAAGATAGTTCTTTGCCAAAAGGGTATAACATTGTTTCAGGTAAACTCAGTTTTGAAGTAAGTAAAATATTAGACCCTAATGGAGTTGCCCCAACATTAGTGGCTATGGACATGCAAAATCTTTATGTAGTAGATGGCAATGGTCTAAGAACACTAAGTTTACGAGAAGGACTGAGATTATTTGGTTATCCAGAAAGCTATAAATTCAAAATTACTAAAAATGATGGATATGATTTACTTGGCAATACTGTGACAGTTCCTGTAGTAGAAGCTGTTTCAAGCCGTGTAATTAAAGCGTATAGTAACAATCTATTACGCAACAAATCTATAATAAAAAAAGAACCACAGGAAATGTTATGTTATTAACGGCAAAAGATGTTTTTGACAAACTTATAAATGAAGAAAAAATATTAGAAATAAACGGTCAAATAAAATTCCATTTAGGAACCGTAAATATTATTGTAAAACAGAGGGATGTAGTCGGAAACATAATGCAAGAATGGCTTGAAGGCTGGCTAAAACAAAATAAAATCGTTTATGAAGTAAATCAAAACACTCAAATGCCCCCTGATTTTTACTTAAATCCTAAAAACAAAACAATCGAATTACTAGAAATTAAGGCTTTTAATTTTTCTGCATCACCTGGTTTTGATATTGCTGATTTTAATGCTTTTCAATCAGAAATTATTAAACAACCTTATATGCTCCATGCATATTATTTGATATTTGGTTACGAAATGCAAGAAGATGGTTTTGTAATTATTAAAAATTTATGGCTAAAAAATGTATGGGAAATATGCAGAAGAATGGAAAACTGGCCAATAAACCTACAAGTAAAAGATAAGGTAGTACACAAAATAAGGCCTTGCGTTTGGTATGCTGAAGGCAAATTAGTTAAATATACACCTTTTAAATCATTAGAACATTTCATTTCAGCTATTGAACAGACAGTTTACCAAAATCCTAAGACTAGAGAGTTAAGCTCTTTGTGGTTAACGCATTTTTTGAAAAGTTACAATAGTCATTATGGGAAAAAATTAGTAATACCCAGATGGAGCGAAATTGAGAATGACTATATTATTAAAAAATAGCCCTTGACAAAATTTACTTACACTATTATATTCACATGGTCAGATGTCCCTTCTGACTCCTAGTTTTGTGTGAAGCTGGATAACATCCAACGCCTTTCGACATGCTCTCCTGCTTTTTGATGTAAGGAAGAGCCCAGTAAAGCCTGTATGGTGGTTAACCTTGCCAGGGCTAACCATCATCATTCTACTTATATCCCCGTCATAACCAATCGTCTTGCTGTCTGTCGCTTTGTAAGGATGCGATACCTAGTGGAATCGTAACAATTATGAACAATAATTCCGCCTGCAATAGCGAAAGAATGTGTTGTTTCTGCGTTTAAGCAATAAACATCTGCTTTACCCGCTGGTTCTATCTTCACGACTTTTACCGCATCTGAGTAATGCCCCGCATTTTCGGGAACAGGTTTTTGTCTTTTCGTACTTGCTGATCTGTTTTTTTGCTCCGCATATTTGACAAACCATTTCAACCAAATCGACTCCCTGTTTTTTTCTGCTTGCTGATTTGCAATTGTTTGAGCAAAATTTTGACTTTCCTCTAAAACCGAGAAACTCTTTTTTACAGTGTGCGCATGCCATTGCGATCTTTTCGCTAAACTTATCCCGTGAATGTTGCTCGAAATGTTCTTTATGCCATTGTCTGCCTTCTGGGCTTCCATGCCATTTTTTGGCTCCATCATGCATTGCTTTGATCCAATTTGTGTGGTCGGACACTTTCCCATGCAACGATTGATGTTCTGATATTTTAAGTATTTCCAAGTTCTCCAACTTATTATTTGTTCGGTCATGGTCTTTATGATGGACGTGATAGCCTTCTGGAGCTTCCCCATTGTGGAACTCCCAAACCGCTCTATGCAATCGTTCACCATGGTGCATAAAATAGTATTCGCACAGCCAATATCGCTTTCCGTTGAATTCTTGTGTTGTTTCATTGATTTTTTCTGGTTCCATTGTGCCGACTCCTTTTTGTTGTCCGCTTCTACCTCATATAGCTCTACACTTTTTAGATCTTTTGCCTGTTCCCACATACGTTTGTTTGTCATAAACTTATGATCTGGGGTGCATACTATTTCTCTACCATCTGACAAAAATAATCTGATCACTTCTGCCTTTTTCCTTGTAAGCCTGCATTCTGCAAAGTTCGTGTATAGACCACCTTCTGTTAAAACCTTCCCTTCCTTGCCTACCAAGTCTTTAATTGCAAATATTCCCTGATCTGTCATAATCATAGTGTCGCCATGCAAACAGTGTTCTTCGCCTGTCGTGTCTGCATCTTCGGGGTTCTTGTCGTCTCGCTCGATGGTGGGTACTGTCCGCAACCAATTGCTGCACGTGTCAAAAATAAACATGCCAGGCTTTTCCATAGGCTTGTCATGGCTTGCCGATAGCAGTTCACGCAGTTTGTTCAAGCCGTTTACCCGAGAGCCGGGTGACTTGTCGGCGTGTTCCCAGCGAATACCTGCCACGCTCATTTCTTCGGCTATGCTGTTACCGTTGTCGTTGTTAAAGATCATCGTGTCGGCACAGCCGGGGTGTATACCTTGCCCGGTGAGCATGCTTTCCTTGATTACGTCCTCGCGCTTCTTGATCTCTTGCGCTATCTGGCGGTTGGGCATGTGCAAGCCCTCGTTTGGCGTACCGTTCCAGCCATAGTACTCAGCTATGTGAAATATCGTGCCGCGGGGAAAACATCGCCTTTTTCCGTCTGCCATAACTGCATCGGTGCCGTCGGACTCCGCCCACCAGCATACTGCAAACGGCTTAGCAGATCCCCAGTCGAAAGACCTGTCAACGTACCAGCTTTTGGGAATGCGAAATGGTCGCAGTACATGCACGTCACGGTGAAACACATCGTCTATGATTCCGCCTGCAACTATGTCCCACAAGCCCTCAAGCCATGCTTTTACCAGCCATGCTGGACCCGATTGTTTTATGCGTCCAATGTATCCGGGGTCATGCTTCAGAAGTATTTTGTTGTCCGTAACCAATGAAGGTATAAAAACCCTCGTCCAAAATGTCTTGGTCTCTTCGTCGTATTCTTTCATTATCTTGCCGGGCGGTGAAGGATCGACATACCGTGCCTTGAGCCAGTTATGACCCGCACCTCCCGGATTGCCGGTAAGAATCATTCTTACCTTTACACCACTTGCATCACGCAACGCCGACCGCAGCTTATTTATCGGGCTTGGTGAAAACCAGTTGCCAGCTTCGTCAAACCCCATCCAATTGTATTGGTGTCCCTGATATTTCTCAGCGTCTGAATCCCGATCCAGATACCGCATCTTTAGCCTTCCCCCGTTGCTGTGTAGCCATGTTTTGCCTTGGCTGTGATATTCAAACCCGAACGGTGTCAATATCTTTTCTGCCTTTTCCTGCATGTCTTCCAGTTCTGGCATCGACCGCCTGAACAAAATACCCCTTGCCTTACTGCCATACTTCACAAAATGTGCCATCCAATCGAGGATTACGCCGTAAGACTTGCCCCCGCCTCGTGCACCTCCAAAAAATATTTCATTGGCTGGACATGAAACAAACCTATGTTGTGGTCCCGATTGTGTGCGTACTTTAATCGCTTCCGCTTTGTCGCTCATAGAATGCCTCCCATTCCTCCTCTGTCTTGAATCGGTCTGGTGCTATCAGGCTGGCAGTTATGCTGCCTGAGTGTTCGATCTCTTGACGTTCAGTGAATTCCCCATAGCCTCGCAAAATATCATTGCTCACCTTCGCAAGCACATTTGGTGGAGTTTTCTCATTGTCTAATAAATCGTTTAGCTTCTGTATCGCCTTCAGAATCAAAGCCTTTTTGTCTGGCATTAAATCAACTGCAGTTTGTGCATTTTTTTGCATATTCTGTGCAGTCAATTCTTGTATTCTTTTTTGTAGTAAAGGATTATTTAGTGCATTATAAACAGCCCGTCTGCTCTTTTTTACCTGCTTGTCGCGGGCAATCTCTTCTGCCGGCATGGGCGAGGTTGCCTTCAAAAATGCGACTCGCTCCTGCCATGGTTTAAGCATTGTAGCCTCCTGCGTTTAGAGTAGCAGGATTGTTCTTTATTTATTATACCCGTGTCACACAAGCAATCTTTTGACTGTTCGGTGCGAACTTGCATGACTTAAAGTCGCTTAGGTATACTTTCATTTTGCTAATCCTTTTTATACATGTACGAACTCTTGCACCTTGTGTATTTTGGCAATTTCGTCTGACAGCTTTTCTCTTTCTTCTCGAATCTCGTACTCGTTCTGAATCCCTACCCAGAATTCTACCGAATTGCCGAAAAATGCCGATAAGCGCAAAGCGGTGTCTGTTGTTATTTTACGTCGTTTTTTTATAATGTCCATTACTCTTGTCAATGGCATATTGGTTTCTTTCGCAAGCCGATACGCAGTAATACCAAATGGCTTTAGAAATTCTTCGCTAAGTATTTCGCCTGGATGAACATTGTCAAGTTTAATCATGTGATCTCCTAATGATAATCCGCAATCTCAACGTCAACCGCATTTGAATCGATCCACAAAAAGCAAATTCTCCATTGATCGTTTATCCGAATGCTATACTGACCTTCTCGATCCTTCTTTAACTTTTCCAGCATATTGCCTGGCGGTATTTTCAAGTCGTTGATATCCTTTGCTTTATGTAGCATAAATAACTTTCTTAATGCTGTCTGCTGGATATCACCGGGAAGTTTTCTTGACCGTTCTTGATTCCAGATTTTTTCTGTTTCAGCACTTCGAAACGATTTAATCATATACTGTATGATAACGTGTGCCGTTACCTTTGTCAAGCACTAAATCGTTTTATATTGTTAGTCAAGTGTTTTTTTACTTTTTACTTGCGTATACACAGCTGGACCGTAAAACACATACAATGCTTTAACCTTGTCGTCGTCAATACCATGCGTTAAATAGTAGCCTGTCTCAATGCGATAAATTGTGCCTCTATCTACGTTAAGCACTTCGGCAAGCGAACGTATCGATCGCCCTTTTGCCGTCCTGATAGCCCGCAAGTTTTGCTTTCGTGTAAACATCTGGCCACTCCATTTGAGATTTTTTTATTTCATTTTCCGTCACAAACAACTCGCACTCTATGCACACGGTGAAAAAGCCAAGGACTACCCGAATGGCTATGGCACGAGCAAGTGCTTCGGTGATAGTTTTTTTGTACGCCTGCTTGTCCTGAATCCGTGTTGCTTCACTTTTAAGCAGTATCCCGCTATCGTCGGTCAAGCGTTGCGGGATATCCCAAGAACTTCTTCCGTGGTACATAGATCCTCCCTTTTAGATTAAAGTGCCACCTAATTGCTTTGTAGCCGTTTGCCTATCCATCGCATCACAGGTACTGCCATGCTATTACCTAAAGCCTTATACCGTGGACCGTCAGGACAATCGTCGGCTGATTTTTTTCTCCAAGGTATTTTTGTCCAACCGTCAGAAAATCCCTGTAGCCGTTCGCACTCTATTGTGGTTAATCGTCGCACGATTGCCCCTTGCATAACGCCGTGACGATCGGTTTTCGTAAGAGTGTAGGAAATATCCTCTTGGCAACCAACTCCATTCCCTCCATTTTCCGGCTCACGCCCAATTGTATTCCATGCGAGTGCCAAGATTGGAGCTTCGTGATTGCAGTTCAACGTAGGGCTTCGCCCTATTCCTATTTCAGCATTACCTTGTCCTGTTGCCATAATGCACGGCTCTCTTTGTCCCCCACCCATGCGATTAAGCGTCGGGGCTATGTTTCCGCTTATCCTTGCACATCCGTCTGGGCTGCGTGGCTCGAAGCACATGACTGACATCTGATTATCACCAGGGTTTGACCTTATTGTCCCAGATATATCGTGGTATATATGCCCGCCATCCCTCGACATTACACCAGGCTCAAAGCATATCAGGTTTTCACTACCCCCACCTAAATCCCCTCCTTTAGCTCTTAGCGATCCAACGCCTTCGCTATATCCGCCAAAGCTGCTTGGAGTAAATACGGGAGCTTCTTGCCTCGCTTCTCTGCTCGGTGCAGAATGCCCGCACAAGCCTTCGGACTCAAAAAGTACTTTGGCAGGAGGTCTCCAGTCTCCAAGATATCCGACAACGAACACACGACGGCGCCTTTGTGCCACTCCGTAGTATTGAGCGTCAAGAACCCGGTAGGCGAACCCATACCCGAGTTCGCCCAGCATCCCGAGGAAGGTTCCAAAATCTTTTCCTTTGTGACTTGACAGGACACCGGGAACGTTTTCCCAGACAATCCAGGTAGGCTTGAAATGATCCGCCATAGCTCCGAATGTGAGCATGAGATTGCCGCGCGGGTCAGAAAGTCCCTTGCGAAGTCCGGCAATACTGAAAGTTTGGCAAGGTGTGCCTCCGACCAGAATGTCAAATTTTCCGACATTTTCCCACTCCTTGTATTTTGTCATATCACCGTAGTTTTTAACGGTCGGGAATCGATGCACCAACACTGCCGAAGGAAAAGCCTCTATCTCTGAAAATCCAACGGGAACAAAGCCTAATGACTCCCACGCACAAGATACAGCTTCTATCCCACTGCAAACAGATAAATATTTCATTCCCTTGCATCCTTCTCGTGGCACACAGCGTTTGTTAGGCTTTCCTGCAAATACTTGATCGCTTTTTCATAACCTTCCTTTGTTTCGTTAATATGCAAAACAAGGCTCTTTGTTTCTCCACATTTGATGGTTCTGGTAGTTTGCTTAGGAATATATTGTTCAAGGACAAAAAGAAATTCTGATGTAATATCTTCTTTGTCGCCAACCCAATGACCCTTTTCTTTGTTCTGTTTTCCAAGATAAACCCTTTCAGTCAAAGGACTATAACCTATTCCGATTTTTGCCATAATTTCCTCCTGCTTGAAGTCAAGGTAACGGCATCAAGCGTTACCTTGCGAAAGTCCGTCAACATTGGTTTAACTTGCAAGTGTTTTTCTTGCCTCCTTGTTGCTACTGACAACACTCACAAAATCGCAATTGTCACATTGCCAGTTTGTGCCATCACGATCCTTTGTTATGCTACCTCCACACTCGCACTGGTAGCCTTCAATTATATCTTCCCTACAGCTATCAAAACTCATATATTCCTCCTATTTGCCGTCCACCGAACATTGGTTTGACTGGCTTTAGTCCAGTCGAAACCGTTGTTAGCTGTCTTGTATTGCTACCCAATCAATATCATCACGCTCTTCACAAAAATCATCAAAAGCAACCACTGATGATTGAGATTCGCAAGAGCGGAAATTATCCGCATAAACCTTGTCGCAACTGACGAAAAGCCACCCGTCAGATTTTTCTTTCGGAATGTTGACATTAATCTTTTTGTAGAAAAACTCTATTCTCATTTATTTTCCCTATTTTCCTTTCCCAAAATATTCATTTTGTTAAATTCTAACTCAATATCAACCAGCGGTTTTATCACACAAGATACATACCACCATATCATGCTCAAATAGGCTATTGCTTGCTGTGACGTTCTCTTATCTTCTGATTTTAACCTGTCATATAGTGTATCCATGGTCTTTCCCGTGTCTTTTCTTTCCCTTTCGTACTTTTCCTCATTGGTCACCTGCTAACTCCTTGTCTGTTAACGCTACGCGTCTCCTTGCATAAACAACATCAAACTTTGAATATGCTCGATGATACATCCTAGCCATTTGATCAGGAGTGCTGTAAAAGCTCCACGTAGCCATTTCGTCAAGGGAAGCAATTTTAGTCCCGTTCTCGTTGCCATCAAACCATTCATAATGAACAACTTCATAACTCTTTTCGTCTATGCGATTAATTACCCTGCCTTGATGCACCAGCCGTCCATCTATAAAACTATGAAAATGCAATCCGACAAGCCCTTTTTCACGCTCTTTATACATTTCTTTTATTATCTCTGGTTCCCAATTAGATTTTTTTCCGAATGCTACTTTTTCCATTTGTTTTCCTTTTCCCAAAATATTCATGTAGTGCTATAACCTGCTATTACAATTATCTATGAAACCTTTTGTTTTGTCAACTTTTACGTATGAAATATTTGCGTATTCGTTAAACCTCCCAAAACGTGCTTAATTTCATTTTCTTTCGCCAAGTCGCTTACATTTACGGTTTCTGTGTCTATTCGCAAATTTGCCACTGATTTACCTTCTCTACGCCTTTTTTTCGGATTGTCCCGAATCATCTTTTACAAAACGATACTCGCCGTAATTTCCTTGTGGTCTTGTTAAAGCGTTGCTAATGGCTCTTCTTGGAAATCCGTAATATCTTTCTGCCTCCAATATCGACTTAAACACTTTCCCATCATTCACGCATTTTAACGCTATCCGTGTTTGCCCTTTTCGCTCTTTGCGTTTGCCGTTGTCGCCTTTTACTCTGCCTTTCCCCCACGAGCTTGTGAGCCTGTGTGTTGAACGGCTAAAATCTATGTGTGTCATCACTTAACCTCCATTGCTTTCAATAAACCGCTGTATTTCTGTGTCGGTTTTAATATTACAACCTTCTTTTAGTTTTCTTCTAACCAATTGGCAAAAATACACTCCTGCCGAAACTCTTTCGCCGTCAACGGTAAACATTTTTTGAGCTGGTTCAGCCAGCAATTTTCTATTTTCCGCAACAATCCGCAAGCCTTCTGCCCGCATTCTGTTGGATTCTAATCGTTCTTCAACAATTCCCATTGCTTCCGAAAATTCAGGTATTCCAGGCGGAACTCCGTATTTTGCAGAAACGGTCTCGAATAAAACTACAGCAAGCGTTGATAGTAGTTCATCGTTGCGATTTGTTGCCCACGCAATTACAACTGGTTTTTGCAATTCTCGGTATTTGCCGTAAAACGCCTCTAAACTCGACGCAAATGAATCTGCCGTCATAATTAACCTCCTATGCCTAATTCTTTCAAAAGAAAGGCGGTTTGAGCACTCATAGCCGGTTCTCGAATGGATTCTAAAACCTGCCCCCAAACAGTTTCGCCCGATAACGCAAGCGGCGTTGTTGGTTGTGTTCGCCAAAAGCCTGATGCTGACCTGTCTTCGGCTTTTCGTTTTAGAAACGCTTGAACCATCGATGTAGCTCCGCCAATGGCATCTGTGCCAAATTGGGCTTTTGTTTTATCAACCAAACGCCACATTGCCTTTGCCTGTATAGCAGAATCGTTCTTGGTGAGGTTTATACCTCCCTGTTTGATAAGACTATTCCAGTACACTTCCCCTATACGCTGATCTTCCTCGGTTCGCTTCCTTATGGTGGTTGGTGAAGGTGTTTGTTTTGGGAATAAAATTAAGTTATCCTTATCACCATCAGCAACGGCGATAGCCGGTGCAAATTCTTCTGCTTTTTCGATGTTTTCAAGATTTTCGCTAGAATTTCTAGTATTAATATTTATATTAATAGCCTTAGCCTTAGCCTTAATAGTACTTTTTTGCTTCAACTGTTGCTCAAGCTCTTGCTCGGAATCTGCTTCAATTTTGCTTGGCATTTGCTCAAGCATTTGCTTGGATTTTGCTTGGAATTCGCCCAAATTTGCCATTTCTTCCCGTTTTTCTGCACTGCGAAGACCACCTCGTCTTGCATACTCTTTTCTTTCTTCACTCAGTTTTTTACGTTGAAGATCCTTTTCATCTGCTATTCTTAATTCATTATCTATTCGTTTATGATGCCATTTGCCATTTTCCACAGTGAAAAAGTCAGCTATCACCAGCTTGAGACTCGACCATTCCTGATGTGTCGCATGTGCCATCTTTGCTAATTTCTGGTCATTCTCTGGCAAGGCTTCGCCCGCCATCCAATAGGCCATAATCAATAGTAAATAAGCTCCATGCTCACTTCTGGAGAGGTGCGCTGTATCGGCTAGGTAATCAGTGACAAAGAACGGCATATAGCTTCTGTTGCTCATTATAATCTCCTTAGAAAGGAATATCGTCTTGGAATACGTCGCTATCATGCGTATCTGCTTGAAAGGTCTGTACTGGTGCTGTTCCGTTTTCTTTACCGCCAAGCAATTGCAGAGTTTGACATATAATATGTACCTTGCTGTGCTTTTGCCCGTCTTTTTCATAACGGTCTTGTTTTAGCTCGCCTTGGACTCCCACGGTTTTACCCTTGGTTAGAAATTTTTGAACTGCTTCACCCATTTTCCCAAATATAGTAATGTCAAAGAAATTCGCTTCATCTGTCCATTGATCGCCTTTCTTAATTCTGCGATTTATGGCAAGGCTAAAGTTGACAATTGCCATTCCGCTTTGGGCATATTTGATTTCTGCATCCCTAGTCAATCTTCCTACTAAAATAGCACAATTAATTTCCGCCATTATGATCTCCTTTTGTTTAATGCAGTGCTAAACTTTTCCTGCAATCCGTGTATGTATGCAAATTTTCTGCTGCCTATTGCGTGTATTTTTGTGTGGTGGTAGTAGCACAATGCCAGCAAATTTGTAGCGTCGTCGCTTCCGCCTGCTCCTCGGGTTCGTATGTGGTGGATCTGCGTGTCAGGCATCCCACACACTTCACAAAATAAATGTGCTTTTCTGTATGCTTTGATTTGGCTTTTCATTCTTCCCTCAATCTAATGTTGGATTCTGCTGCGATAAAATGCAGGGCTTCGATCAAAATCCCTGCCTGTTCGGTATCAAGCTCGGTTTCGCTGTACGGTACTACTTGATCAAATACCGTGCGGAAAGGGTAGCCCATGCTTATAGCCTGGTACTTGGCAGCAAGCTTTACCGTGTCAAAGTCGTTGCCTGTCTCCATGGCAATTTGCTGAACATGACCATTGATATGATGGTTTTGGCTTGCTTCGCCTGTAGTCCGTGGCATCGACGGTTTAAGCAGTTGTATCCGCACATATCCAGCGGTCAACTTGCCTACAAACGCCGTAGCATGTCCTATAATGTTTTCTGGTATGTCTACAGTTAGCCTGCTTTTATACAGGCTAAACTTTGTTGTAAACTCTATCATTAAAATATATCCAGTTCTTTTTTTTCTGCTTTTGGCTCTTGATTGCGATTTTCTAAAGCCGTTAATAACACTTGCAGACTATCTATATCCATGCCCATGTCCATAACTTGTGGCATTACTTTGCCCCAATCTGCTGTGGCACGCACCAGAGCACCAATCTTGACTCGTAGCATAGCCACATCAAGCATTTTTTTGTCATGATTGGCGGCGCTTTCTTTTATCATACGTGTTACGCCGATAAAGTCTTTTTCGCCTTGTGTCCAAGATCCTTCGCCACCGTTTGTGCCTACAATCCTTCCAAGTACCTGTATGGTGCTTGTTCTGTAGGCGGCGTAATCGTATTTTTGAAGCTCTGGACTTGCTTGAAGTTTTTGTGCATGGTCAATCGATTCTGAGCTTGGCTCATACGCTTTTTCTGGCACTGGTGCAGGCTTTATGGGCTGTGTTTTGACTGGCTCTGGCACAACTACGGCATCGCTTACGTCGGCTTTTGCGGTGACAACGGGGATGACGGATTGTTTTGGTTCTTCTGGTTTAATCTGTGGTTCGGGGGTAACGTTGCGGGTCATTTCGTCGGGCAGTTCTTCGGGCGTGTATGGCATTCCTGCCAATTCATCAGGAAAACACAAACGAAAACCTTGGGCCATGGCTACTTTCTTAATCATGGTTTGTGGTTTGCTTCCCCACACGTCATTATCTTGGGTGTACTCACTAAATAGCACTTCATGCACAAACGGTCTTGTCCGGTCTTTGCGGTAGATTTCGATCATAGCTTTTAAGTTACCTACCCATGCGATTACTTCTTTTTCCCAAACTCCACCGTCTCTCTTTTTTATCTTTTTTACGATTGTTTTTTCGGTTATTGTTCCTTCTGTCCATGCTCTCCATCCATCAAGCTGCCCTGTCCGCTCGGCACGTTTTAGATACACTTCGTATCCCGTAAGAATCGACAGCTTGCGCTTGTCGCCTTCACCATAAGGTATGCAGTAGATTTCTTTTTTGAATGGGTTTAGGTTGAAGGCCTGAGCAATCTCGATAAACTGGCTTGATTCTAATTGTGATAACTGCCCGCAGACAAAAGTAGCAAGATATTCCATCAACTTGTCTCGCTGAATTATTTCATTTTCTGGTCTTACTGCTACGGTACTCATTTTGTATTCTCCTTTTTTTCTTGTGGCTCTGGCAAACTTTTGTTTACCAACACAATCAATGCTCTGGTTCTGGTTAAATATTCTTTTTTTGCGTATGCGTCTAGTTTGGCAAGTATTGCCGGGGGTAGTCTAAAATTAGTTAATATTATTTTCTGGTTTACTGCCATTTTCAACCTCCATGTAATACGAATGTAAAGCAATCCGTTTTACTTGTCAAGTAATTCTTGAAGTTTTTTGTAAAATATATCGATAATTGTTTTATGGCCAAAACGCTAACAAATTTTAGGATCACTGATGAACTCCTTTCTGCGGTTGACGAAGCGGCTGAACTCGAAGGGCGTGGACGAACAGACCTTGTTGAGTATGTTCTTTCCAAATGGTTGCGCGAGACATACCCAGGCTTATGGACTAAAGCATTCCCCGAGCTTGCCGAGAAACGCAAGCAATATCTTGTCGACAAAGCCGACCCGAAATAGGGGATTACGACGACTCATGCTGATGCCCTTTTTTGACGTCTGGCTTCTGCTTTTTCCTGCCTTTCGTTTTCTGCAACATTTAAAATCATCAGCTGTTTTAATGCTTCTACAATCGCTTCACATGGGGGGTATTTGGCTTGCAACGCCAAGAGGTCTCCCCACACATCCAAACATTCATCGTCTCGACTAACAAACCTTGCAGCTTTCGCATAGTGGTTTATTTGGGCGACTATATCCGCCATAATCGTGACTATTTCATGCGGGCGCTTTTCGTCACCACGCATCACGGTGAATCGTTCAACAGGGATAATATTACTCATGCTGTTTTCCTTGGGGCCATTCCCTTGTCCTCAAGCCGTTTTAGAATTAGTTGAATACCTTTTTGATACACCATCGTTGTAAAGGTTACTTTTGTTTCACCTTTTGAATTTTGATAGCTCGATTGCACTACTCTAAAATGTTTCTTATCTACAAATTCCTGATAAGGCTGATTGTTCTCCATTAAAATTTCTTCGTCTCGCAAGAATGCAAAGAGGTTATTCCTTCCCATTGCTGGTACATCGATTATTTTTGCCACATTATTCATGTGTATAGCGTCCTTGCTGGAGGTTACTGCATCAAAGTATTCTGCTTTTGGCGACATAAGGGCAAGATCAGCCCGCTGGGAATCAATTTGCTCCGATTGATCCGCACATAATCTAAGTGCATCAGAATATGTTTTTGGTATGTAAAATTCTGGTTTTGAGTACGATCCTGTTTTACGAATGCTTGGAAGTACTTCCGATGTTACCCATTTCTTGAACGCTTTTGCTTCTGGTTTGTTGCTACCTATTACTGCATTGTAAAGTCCGCTTTCGTTGATTATTGCCATATTCTGCATTCCGCCAAGGGTCTGTAAATTTTGCATACCCTTTTCGTCCTCATCTAATCTTCTTGTCATAGTCGCTGTATCTGTATATCCTAATACTTCGGCTACATCTTTTGCAACAAACCATGGGTCACTGTTCACCATGACTGTCCTGATTTCTTTGTTCCCTTGAAACTTAAATACTGTTAATTCGTTCATACTGCTTTCTCCTTGTTTTCTTCCCGCCGTGCTTCACGCAAACCTTTGGTGATAAGCATTGTTAGCCATGCAGTCAAACTCACGCCATTGCGTTTAGCTTCAATTTCTGCTTGACCCTTGAGTCCCTCATACAACCAGAATTGCACTTTATCTCTCATATCATGCTCCCATTAGTAGTATATGTTCCTATTGGGATTGTTGTCAAGCAAAAAATACCAAATAATTTAATTTTTTTGCACCCAATACCGATAATGGGAGTATGGCCGATAGAGAAGATAAAAAATTTAGTGCATGGCTTCCAATCGAAGTGTCTGCATTGCTTGATGAGCTTGCTCACGGCAGGCAATCCACCAAAACACAAGTTGTCATTGACGGAATACTTGCCATTGCCTCTGGTCAGCAATCCGCTCAAGTGCCTGCCGAAATTCTTGAAACCCTTCGCAAGCTGGAAGCTGGTCAAGCATCCACCCAAAAAGCCCTTGAAGAAATCCGCTGGATGATTACCAAGCTGGAACGGTAAGGCACTCATGCTGTTGCCGTTCTATTTTGATTGATCCTAAGTTTCTGGAATGCTCCTGTTAATGCTTTCCCTGTTTCTTCCAACGATTCGCATACGTCATCAAGCCCTTGAATGTGAGGACTGTCATCGAGCTTGAGCATCTCCATGGTTTCAAATATTGTTAGTACTGCCTTCTGGCGATGATCCATTTCTTTCTTTACAAGGTCTTCATCTCCAAACGCAACTTCATATTCCTTACGTGTTGCTATCCCAAATTGCTTCCCTTGAAGACCATGCTTTGCCCAGTGATCCGCTAAATTCTTTCGAGTTTCTTTTGACTTACGATCGAACTCACTTTCCAGAAGTTTTTTTGCTGTATCACGAGCCTTAATAAAGGCATCCCGAATTTCCACTCCTTTCTCAGTGGTTTCTGCCATGCCCAAGTGTTCGGCTGCACGTTGGGTCAGGTAATAAACCTTTTGAATTGATTTGCCACTTCCATTTGATCGTGTTCCCAGCCGGACATTTGTGACTAGCTGGAAATCCACTCCACCAGCCAATGAAAGTTCCTCTATTTTCCGCACTATCCATTTGCTATGTTGTGTCTTTACCTCAAGAAACTCATGAATCTTTCGTGAATCTACAACTTTTACGCTATCCCGTATCTCAACGTAACTTGCTAAATCTTTCATACAATCGACTCCTTGTTTTCTTCTTTCGGGATTTCTCTATTAAGCAAGTCAATTATTACGGTTGTACGATCTTGGTACTTTCCAGCTGCATATCGATCTAACCTCTCAAGTATTTCAATAGGCAGGCGAAAAGCTGTTTGTCTTCTTAAATCTGCGTAATCTCTGGCTTTGCGGAATGCGTCACGTATCGCTACGCCTTTTTCTCCCTCATCAGACATTCCAATGTGGTCAAAGGCTCGTTCAGTCAAGTAATAAACGATTGTTTGCCGTCCCCGTGTCTCTCCGTTTATTTTGTCCGTTTTTTGGACAAAATAGTCTACACCATGCTCAAGATGAAGCTGGTCAACTTTTTCCTGTATCCATTTATCATGGCGACGTGTTACCCCTAGGTAAGTACGTACTTTTCGATGATCCACGACTTTAACCCCGTCGTAATATTCAATCTGTATCTCGTTCATACTGCCTCCTCCTTGTTTTCTTCTTTCGGGATCGTGACGGTCTCATAACGCCTTGCCCAGCCTGCAAACAGGTTCTTGCTGTCCTCAAACTCGTCACCGCTGTACACGTCAATCTTGTACTTGCCAGTCTTTGCAAGGTAACACGCAATTCCTTGTGTGACAGCGTCAAAGCCCATGCTCTGCCATGCCAGTGCATACGCTGCGGTTTGTTCACGATGCCAGGGTGCTTTTACTCCTGTTTTTATGTCTATCACGGTACGCACGCCGTTTATTTCTACAAGCCTGTCCATTGTTCCAGCATACGCAAGTGCTTCATGGTACACTTGATGCTCTACCCGTAGGATGCGTACTTTTGTTTCGGCTTGAAATTGCTCCCAAGCACGCAGATACGGGTACATGTCGCTGTCGTCTTCAAAATCAAGGGGACTCAGCTCCAACGTGTCCATTGCTTCAGTTGCTGCATGTACACGGCTTCCCTTATCGCACGCTGTAGTGCCTTGGTAAAAATCCTTGGCACGATTTGCTTTAAGGATTTCGGACACGCTTGCTATGCGTATCTCTCCTTTCCAGTACGTGTGGTCTTCTGCTTGAAACCGTAGCAAGCTCATGCTCGTACACTCATGGTTTTTTCGCTGTACACACGAACGCCTGGTATACTTGCAAGCTGTTTGAGGCTTCTAACGGTAGCCCCTACTTTTACGTCATCAATCATTAGATATTCCCGAGGTATCAGCAAAGGGTCAACAATCTCGAATTTCCATACTTCACGATAGGACACGCCATCGCTGGGAAGCTTTACTGGCGTATCAGCAAAGGCTAATGCCACGGTAGGGATCACAAACTCAGGCACGATTACAGGCTCTTCATCCAGCCCTAAAGCAGTGTTCGCTTCGGCAAGTTCCCGAGCTTCCTGTTGTGCTTTAGCGTGTGCTTCCCTTGCTTCCGCTTCTGCCTTTTGCTGTGCCAAAAGTGCTTCTGCTTGTGCTTTGCGTTGTTCTTCCCTGCGTATTTTTTCTTGCAAGTCGGTATAGGCAAGCATGGTTTTTTTAAGCTGTGCTTCCAGTGCATCCAGCGGGTCTGTGTACTTTTTCATTGCGTCGATCATGCTTTTGTGTGCCTTGTGTGCATTATCGATGGATGGCTTGAAGGTGCTTTCGATCTCTTTTTTCAAAAGCTTGATTTCTTTGGCGGTGTTTACGCCCATATTATAGCTGTCTTGGTCGACTATAGGGCTTGACGCTACTAGTGCAATGTCGGTAGACTTTGCTTGGATTACTGCTAATCCGACGATTTCTTCGGTGATTTCGGTGCTCATTGTTTTTGTTTCCTTTGCCCCTGCTGATTGGTCTCTGCGGGGGCTCTTTTATTTTGGCTCATGCTGATGCTTTTTTTGTCTGGATGGCGACTGCAATACCTTTGCAGACCTTAATAATGTTGTAGCAAGCCTCTATTCGTCGGTTATCGTCGTGAAGCGTGTCCAAGTAATCCATGATAGCGTCAACAAATGGGTCTGATAATCCTTCGTGTGATACCCGTATGGATTCCTTGAATGATTGACGTTTGGTGATGTTCTCAACCATATCCTGCGCTGCTTTTAGTCCTTCATCGATGTACCTATCGTTCATATCTGCGATTTGTTCGCGACTTTTCGATTCTTCTTGGATTTTCTTCTGCAATAACTTCACACGTTCATCTTGCTCACGTTTTTCTTGTGCCAGTTTGTCATCGGTGTGTTGTCTCCAGCCCTCTGGTTTCTTCCCAGTTTTGTTGTAAGTTTCGATGCGATCTTGTGCTTTTTGCCCCTCCGTTCGCTTTGCTTGTGCTTCTAATGTCTCTATGAGCGAATAGGCTTCTTGCAGGGTTTTTGGAGTTTGGAAATTCGTATTTGCGTGCGAATTTCCAATTTGTTCTTTATTTTCCCATAGACTAATATACTTTTGTGCTGTGCTTTGAGAAAACTTGCAGTTTTTTGCGACCCAAGGGATAAATTCACCATGTTGAACATTTTCCTTCACGCTTGTAAGTATCTCGCCTATACGTATAGCATCCTGAATTGCCGATTGTGCCTTGATCTCGATAGTCTTATTGAGCCTATTGACTTCATCGCCAGCATTTTCAATACTCACCGCTGGGTACGATACCCCCGTTGTTATTTCATACGTCATTTGTAATACTCCAATAATTTTGGCAAGATGTATGAAAGTCCTTTTCCTGTGATCTGTGGGATCGTTTTCATGCCTACAGGGGTTTCTTTGATTACTGTTACAAACAGCCCTTGGTTTACCCATTGTTGATATGGTTCGTTCTTGTGAGAAGCTCTGGAATCCAGAAAGCCTAATATTCTAAGTGCGTCGATAAGTTTATTTTGACCTATATCAGCTCCTGTAGATTTTTTCACTTCACCGTACAAGTTTTTTGCTGCTTCACTCATCGAATAATTTTTACCATTGTCCATTACAGCCATCCCAAACCTTGCGGCTGGTTGCAGGTCTTTGATTATTTTGTTAAGCCTCTCGATTACCGCCACTGACTGCTGTACGGCAGACAGAATGTCGGCATTTTCTAAATCGTTTATCACGCTGTCTTCTCCTTCTTTGGGCTTTTTTCCTCTAACCAAAAGTCAGCCATGATCCTTATCATGTCCGAACGGCTCCGTTTGTGGCTCTTTGCTTGATTGTCAATTAAAGCAAGGAGTCCAGGGTCGATTTTTATTCCTATTCCGATTTTTTTCATTGGTATAACCTCGCTATATTTAGAATATCATCGCTATACCTTATTGTCAAGACAAAAGGTATAACTTTGTGATTTTTTTTCCGATAATAAATTTATGGAAAAACGTGTTGGGATTGGACTGAAAATTTTACCGAGCGTTTTGGAAGCTGTGGACAAATTAGCAGAAGCTGATTCTCGCACGAGATCAAACGCTGTTGAGTGGATTCTGCAAAACTGGATCCGCGAACACCGCCCCGAGTTGCTGGCAAAAGGGAATGAGGATCCAAAAACATGAAGGAATATGTTGATAAGACTGTACATTTTGGATTATTAGACTGGAGACATAATAATGAGCCAGCAGATGTGTTGCAGATATTTGAAAGTATTGAACATTTGCCGTTTAATGATGGAAGCAGATATTTAGATACTAGTGACGGGCAAAAGCTATGCGTCATTTTGGATAAAATAGACATTAAGAACAATTCTATTTTCGGATGCATAGGCGACTCAAGGCGAAATAACTTACCATTTATTGAAAAAGACGGTGCACTAAAGCCATTTGAAATAGATAAAGGTTCAGGGCTTTTTGACGCAATGCATTTTTATATCCAAAAAAATAGCAAAAGCAATTGGATTATTACTTATGATTTCAATATCTACGCTCCTCGACCATTTAGTTTAAATTGCTATGCCCAAAAAAAAGTCTCGCACCTTCTTAATTGCGGTGCTATATCCCCAATTATTGGTGATTCCATAGAAGCTGTTTTAGATTCTTTTACTTCTATTAAAAAATTGTCCTTAAATGTATTTCGAGGTTCTGATATTAGTGAATTATCTAAAGGGTTATCAAAAGCTTTAAAAGAA